GACCACACTTGGCACCATTGATGTATCAACAATCGCATCCGACTGGAAGAAGTACCTTGTGGGTCAGGCAGGATGGACAGGCACAATGGAGCTTTTTTACGATCCGGCGGACGAAGCGCAAGAAGATTTGGCGACCAAAGCGCTGGCGGGGACCATGTGCAGCTTCACGTTTCTGCCGTTTGATGCAAATGAGCGCTATAGGCTGTGGCTCGGTGGCGCGACTGGTGGCTCTTTCACACTCGGCAACGGGGAAACAATAGAAACCACCGCACTTGCCTATAACGCCACCGCCGCGCAAATAGCAGAGGCACTTAACACGGCCTATACACTTACCGGGGTAACCGTTGTGCCGGATATAGGCAATGCCTGGGTGATCGAATTTCCGTTAGACGTAGAGGCCAACTTGCAGATCACAAACAATAGCCTTACTGGCACCACGGGCACTCCATCTTGTGCGCTGATAACCGAACGATATGAGGGCGACGGATATATTACATCGTGGACCGTGTCCGGCGCGACAGAGGATGCAGTTGGCTTGTCCATATCAGTGCAGGGCAACGAAGCATTGACGCTTAACGCTTAGGAGGGATAGCATGAAGATAAACGGAAAGGATATGGAACTGAAATATACTGTCAATTCGATAAGGGCGTTGATCCGCGAGACCGGCAAAACGCCTGCCCAGATCATGGGTGGTGGCTTCGACCCGACAGACTTTGATCTTGGCGTTAAACTTATATGGGCCGGACTGTTATGGAGCAACCCAAAGCTGACCGTGGACATCGTTGGCAATTGGCTTGATGCCGAAGGCGGGACCTACAGCGAAGCGATAATGGAGGCTACCAAGGCCCTCGTAGCGGCGTTCGAGAGACAGTTCGGCACGGCTGCCGGCAAGGATGACGAAGCAAAAAACTGACAGTGGGGGACTGGGAGCGTGCGTACAGGGGCATCATACTTGCGGCACTCGGCCCCCTACGACTTACCCACAAGGATTTATGGGAGCTTACATGGGGAGAAATTGACGACCTCGTTTACGCCTACAAATACAGAGAATACTTAGAATCATTGAAGCGCGCACAGCATGCAGTATGGCTTATGAACGCAAGTGGAAACCTGAGACATCCGGTAAGAGTAGAAGACCTTGTGGGCTATTGGGCAGACGGCGAAATCATGGGTAAAAACGAGTATTTTCAGTATTGTAAGGATAAGATAAAGCGCAAGAAGCAGCAACAGGAGGGCGGTGAGTCGAATGGCTAAAAAGAAATTGACATATGTCTTCGGTGCGGACCTGAGCGAACTCGAGCGGGCGTGGAAGCGTATTGATCGTAGCATGAACAAGCTGAGCGCGCAATTCAAGAAGGTCGGCAGCACGATGACCAAGACTTTCACTGTGCCCCTCGTGGCTATGGGTGCTGCGGCAACCAAGGCCGCCCTCGATATCGACGACGCAATGGATGCCATTGCCAGCGGGACTGGGGCCACTGGCAGGGCGCTAAAAAGCCTACAGGACGACTGGAAGAAGCTCGCTGGCAGCGTTACGCAGGGGTTCGATGTATCCGCAAAAGTATTGGCCGATTACAATACGCGCCTTGGCCTTACGGGTAAGTCGTTGACGGATATATCTCAAAAGGCCTTAGATGCAGCGCGATTGCTTGGCGAAGACGTAAGCAACGTGGTTTCGCAATCGGCCAAAGCAATGCGTGACTGGGCCGTGCCTGCCGAAGAGATGGGAAAGTTTATGGATGTGCTGTTCAAGGCCTCCCAGTCCACTGGTATAGGGATGGGGACGCTATCGACACAGCTTTACAAGTATGGAGCAGCACTGCGCGGCATGGGCTTCGATCTCGAATCGTCAATTGCGTTGCTTGCACAATTTGAACAGCAGGGAGTTAACACCGAGCGCATTATGGGGTCGCTGTCTATGGGGCTTGGGCGCATGGCGCGCGAAGGCATAACCGATGCAGGGGAGGCGTTCCGGCTTCTTGTCGAAGAAATAAAGAATGCCGAGAATACAACCGAAGCCACACGACTCGCAATTGAGGTGTTTGGCTCGCGCGCTGGTCCCGACATGGCGCTTGCAATCCGCGAAGGTCGATTTTCCGTTGAACAGCTAATCGCAACACTGCGCGACGCAGAGGGTGCGATTCAGCAAACCACAAAAGCGACCGATGGGTTTGCCGAGCAGTGGGCGAGGACTAAAAACAGAGTCATGCTCGCCATTGAGCCGATGGGGAAAGAAATATTAAACATTGCCGAATCGGTAATGCCTAAAGTTGAAAGCTCTATCGCCTCTGCAGCGACTGCAATTGGTAATGCGTCGGATGATACCAAGAAGAAGATATTGGCCTTCGCTGGCACTTTAGCCGTTGGCGGGCCACTTTTACTGGCGATAAGCGCAACAATAAACGCCCTGTCTACGCTCGGAGGGGCGTTTATCGCCCTCGCCGCTGGCCCGGCGGCCCCACTCGTGATCGCTACGGCAGGAGTGCTGGCGCTTGTGGCGGCGCTACACGAATTGAAGAAGGCCCAGGAAGGTATAAGGCCGCCAGAAGAGGTTTTGTCGAGAACAAAACTTTCAGAGCAGGCAGCTGAAATATTTCATGCTCGGCATGGGAAATATCCACTTACCGCCAAGGATTACGAAGAGATAGAGAAGATTACGGATGAGCTTATATCTGAAAGCGTAAGGCACAGGGCTCGGGCGGTAAAAGAAGCACCTACGGTACCCACAGCTGCGCCAGCCGTTGCTGCAGCACCCACAGCTGCGCCAGCCGTTGCTGCAGCACCCACAGCTGCGCCTACTGTAATATCACCATCCGCTGTGCCGGCCGCTAAGACCGCTCGCGAGCAGCTTGCCAACGAGATACGTTATGCTGAGACAGTCCAGCGCCTCGCAGAGTTGTCTATAGCGCAACAGGAAGAGCTTGCAAGTGCCTCTGAAGCTGCGGCGCAGGGCGTAGCCAAGTTTTGGAGCGAGGTTGCGTGGGAATATCAACAAGGGCTGCTTGGCACAGAAGAGTATTTTGCCATGCTGCAGTCAAGCATCAGCAATCTCCAGGTTGGCACCGATGAGTGGATGAGGCGATTCTCCGAATTGCAAGCCGTTACCTCAACAATAGCACAGGAGAGGCTTGAGCCGTTGCTCGAGGCGTTGCAACAGGGCAAGATGTCGACGGACGAATTCAAGGCAGCGGCCGAAGGGTTGAAGGCTGAGTTCAGTGAATATCCGTTGGTTGTTAGGCAAATAGATGATACTATGAAGCAGGCGCAACAAACAACTTCTCAAGAGATCGACTTGGTAAGGGATCTCGGCATGACCTTTCAGAGTGCGTTTGAAGATGCAATCATTGAAGGCGAAAACTTGCGTAGTGTGTTGGCTGGATTGCTTGAGGACATAGCTCGGATTATCTTACGTGTGAAAGTGATTGAGCCGTTGGTTGGTATGATCCTAAAGGGGCTACCCTTTTCTAAAGGTGGGGTTGTTGAAAACGGCAAAGTTACACCATTTGCCATTGGTGGAATTGTAAACAGGCCAACCATATTCCCAATGGCAAGTGGATTTGGTCTGATGGGTGAGGCTGGGCCAGAAGCAATATTGCCACTTACAAGAACATCTGGTGGTGATCTTGGGGTCAAGGCCTCTACTGGGGATGTGGTTGTTCAGGTGTTTGATCAGAGAAGCGGTGGGGAACCAGTAGAAGTAAAGCAAGACATGATTGGTAATCAACGGGTGGTGAAAATAATGATCAGAGAGGCGGTTAAGGAATTGATAAACGAAGGCTCTCTT